GCCCGCAAGAATGGGGTTGTCAAAACCGCTTACTTGTGCAAGGGTATTCTTATTGAAAATCGCCATAGCGTTCCCTAAACTTAGTTAGAACATCCGCGAATCCCGCGGTCATGGTGTATTGTCTTTTGGCTATTTTATCAAGCAAATTAAACTTTGGGAATCTGTTTTTTTAATTCTTCTACTTGGGCAGAAAGTTCTTGAATTGCTTTAGTTAGTACGGCAATGTATGACGGGTAATGAATAGTCTTAAAGCCTTTTTCTTCGCCAACTTTCCAATCGGGTTCAAAATATACCAATGAAGAACCTGATTCAATAATTTGGTCAACTTCATCGGCAATAAAGCCGTAACCCTTTTGGTGCTTGGTGTCGGCTTTTAACTTATAGGATACGGGGCGTAATTGCTTAACAAACGCTAAACCTAAATCGCTATCGGCAATTTCTTCTTTTAGCCTAACATCTGATGGGCTTGTTGTTGTTACTTCAATTGTTACTGTGCTTCCTGAACCTGATGTTGCAACATAAGCACCAACAATTCCCGTAGAAGTTGACCCAAGAATGTTTAAATTATTTCCCGAAACAGTTGCAGTTCCACTATTAGTAATTGCCGCAGTCATAATTGGACTAACGGAACTCCAACCGCTACCGCTTAAATAAAAAGCAGATGATGGGGCAGATGCAATTAAATCTGATTGAGTAACAGAAAGAGTGCCGCCTAAAGTTAGATTGCCTGAAGTTGTGACCGTACCGCTTAAACTAATTCCCGATACTGTTCCTGTTCCGCTAACGCTAGTAACCGTACCGCTACCGCCCCCGCCTGATGGTGTCGCCCATGTTCCATCATTGCGTAAAAATGTAGTTGTTGAACCAGTAGGTTGCGGAATTGAATAAGCACCCCAATTAAATTTTCCTTGATTGATTTGGAACGCCACAAAAGAAGATGATGCCGCCGTGCATACAAGCGCAACCCCTGTACTGATATAGGTAGAAAAATAACCACCAATATCGCGACCCGAACCAACAACACCAACGCCAACGCTTCCCACTACGCTTGATGCGTTGCTTGCATATCCAATTACGCCCGCATTTACAATTGAACCAGTAGAAATTGCCGCCCCTAATAAACCCGCCCGAACATTTCCTAATGCGGCAGATGTTGTTCCATCGCCAAAAACAGAATAGTCTATAAAATAAAGACTATCGTAAACGGGTATTGATGTTGATGTTTGGTTGTCACCTCTAAAAACTGCATCACCATTTGTATTGATGTTTGCGCGAAAAATACCGTTGTTAAAAAATACATCGCCTGTACTTTGTTGGATGTAATAACCCGCAGTACCGTAAGTTCCTGTCGTGCCAAAAACGGGCGGGTTTGAACCGTTCCAATTATCCGAACGAATATCTTGGAATATGCTTGCCGCTACTGGCCCTGTCCATGCCGTTGTATTTGGCGCAACGCCATCAATCGTAATTGTGGAACTATTGTATTTACCTTGTATGTACCAAAGAACTTGACCTACGCTAACGCTAGGCGCAGATAATGACCAACCGCTAGGCGCGGCAGAACCGCTTGTTGGCGTTGTAAATGTTGGGGCGGGCAATGATTGGCTTTGTTGTAGATAAGCCGTAATAGCCGCTAAACCCGTTGCGCCTGTAGTGCCTGAACCAGTAGGGCCAGTAGCCCCCGTTGGCCCTGTTGCCGCGCCTACGGGCGACCAAACAAATGCCGCGCTGATTGGGCTTAATGTTGATGTTGTAAAGTCGTTGCCAACATTGTAGGCAAAGTAATATGTTCCCGTATTTAGCGTAATGTTTGAAAAAGTGTAATAAGCCCCATTGGTAACGGGTTGACCATTTGTAGTAGATGCGTTAGCAACCAATTTCCAATCAGCGGCAGTTGGCGTTGCGCTTGTAGTCCAAAACAAATTACCAAATGTTACGCGCCCTGTTGTTGGCACAAGAACTTGAACATTGATATAGGGAATAGTTGCGCTTGGAAATCCCGCTACTGTAGGTGCGGCTAATGGTGAAAAATAACTTACTGATGGCAAATTTGAATTAGCAATGGGCGCAAATTGCGTTATGTCTTGGTCGTCATAAACTTGCGCGTTGTATTCGCTTAGTTCTAAACGCGCACCCAAACCACCATCGGGTAAAGATGCTTCGTTAACTTTCATCACGCGGAAAAGTTTTGCGTTCCAACCGTAATCAGAATTGGTAACGCTAACAACATCGCCCGCATCAACTTGGATGCCGTAATAGGTAGTGCTAAAACCTACAATTAAATCTTCGCGGGCTTGTTCTAATAAACGATTGGCAAGGTAACTTGCTTGCACCGAATCGTTAACCAAATCGTATGTAATTGAATATTTGTTAACGGGTTCATTGGGATACAGTAACCCGCTAGGTGTTTCAATGTTGACAAACGCGGCTTGGTCGCGGTTTTCTTTAAACGGAAATCTTGCTTCAACTTGGTTAATTGAACTTGTAATATCGGTTGCACTAACGCGGATTTCGCCAATGATGTTGTCATCATCAAACGCATAAGCAGTTGATTCAGATTTGTTAATTACAATTGACCATTGACCCAATGCGGCGTTATAGGTCATCCAAGAATCGCAAGCGGAAACGATACGGTCAACATTAGAAAGAACCGATTGCCCTGCATCTAATACGCCGTTAATGCGATAACGCGGTTGCGTAGATGGTGCGCCGCTACTGTTTGTAAATGTTATGTTTTGGTCGCCATAGGCGTTTAAGGCGGTTGCGCTTGTGCTATTTACAAACGCCGCATCTACTGCACCGCCGTAAACTGTATTTGTAAGATAGTCATACCAAACATCGCCCGCTTTGGCTACACCCGTTCCGTTTAGCGTATGGGCTACTTTAAATGTAATAGGCGAAAGTTGCGTAGTATCAGCATCGCGGTTGTAATTAAGTACGGCAATAGCAAATGCCAAACCGTTCATTTGGCGACCGCTTGCGGGCCATCTTTGCCCTGCGGCAATATCTACACCGCCCATAATGCCACTTGGCAATGTGCCTGAACTATTGATTGCCGTAATTGTTCCCGCTTGGTTTGATGTAAACAAGTAAATAAATAAATTGCCGCTAATCTTTGTATCTACATTTCCCGCTTCATCGGTTAGCGTAATTACTTTGCCTTGTTCTGTTGGGTCAAAGCCAATTTTTCTATCGCCAAAATACATATCTGTTTGGTCAAACGCAAACTGACCATTTGGGCTAATGCTAGAGATAGCCAAAACATAATACATTTTGCGTTGGTCGGTTGTTAGAACCGCATCTACAAATGTGCCGCCCATGTACGCGTTGCCGTACACAATAGGAATAGCATTAACCGCGCTTGGCGGTACTTGTTGCCTTACGCCCATGTCTTGTTGTGTTTCGGGGTTATCCGCAAACATACGGGTAACAATAAATGAAACTGCAAAGTTAACGGCAAAAGTAGCCGCCGCAACGCTTATGCTAAAAGTTGTTGCTACATAAGCAATTAATGTTGATACCATTTCATTCCCTAACAAAAGTTGCACTAAGGGATTTGTATCCCCTGCGCGTGTAATCAATCAACGGGCCGTTAGCAGAAATTGAAGTGCAAACAATATCTACATCGCCCGCTTTTAACATTTCCTTTGCGCGTTCATCAAACGCCTTCCAAAGCCTACCGCCAACTGTGCCATTGCGATGTTCAGGTTCTACCCACCACAATAGTTCGTTTAATTCTTTTACTTTTGGCGACCAAATGTTAGAAGTTTTGTAAGCCACAATCGCGCCCCTGAGATGCGAATCGATATAAATAAAACCACGCCCGTGAATAATGCTAAACAATAGTTCTTCAACATAGCGGGGAAAGTGATTATGCGATTCACCAAGTTTTTTAATTGGGTTTTCATAGGCGTATGCCTCCACGATTTCTAACAGTCTAGGTATGTCGTATCTTGTCGCTTGTCTTATCATGGTGATGCGTCACCTGCTGAATTGTCCATTGTTACTGTAGTTTCGCTTGCTTGTGTTTGTATCATTGGGGGCGAACCAAAATCAAAATATTGATTTGAAATTTCGCTTACCCGATTCATTGATGTATCGCCCGCATAAATAAATTGCCAATTGTTTTTATTAGTCTTTACGCCCGACAATCTGTTTTCCAAAATGCGGCGCATAGATGAACAAGAAATAGAACAAGTTGCAATCCGTGTACGGGCTTCAGAATTAAAATCTTCTGTAATTGAAACGCTATTGATGATGCCTTGGTAGCGTTTAAAGAATTGCGTTGTAGGCGTTGTAATGATTTGATTGTTACTGTCAAAGAACCCGCGCCAAACTTCTACCAAAGAACCTTTAATGTCATTGCCAAGAATGATGCCTACATTGGTTGGGTCAATGCCCGTCAATGTAATGGTCATGTCATCCGATGTTGCTTTAATGTCGCGCTGAACATCACCGACACTAAGCAATGCGCCAAGGTTAGAAAAGGTAATGCCGCCAACCGTAATAGGTGCGGCGGCGTTGCAAAATGTATAAACCGTAGCGGCATTGCCTACGGTAAGTTTTACAAATTCCGCATGGTTAATTTGTGAACCAGTTACGGCGTTAATTGTTGTCATGTTATGTACTCACGGAAAACAAACGGCGCATCCCATTGCACAAACGCGCCATCTGTCATTGGGTTAAGTGTATAGGTTGGGCAAGATTCTGCAACCACCGTAAATGTGCAAGCATTACCGATGCTAACCGTTGTGCCTGATGCGGGCGTACCAATCAACGGGCGATTGATGCCTACTGATGAACCCGCGCTATCCGCGGTTATCTTGTAGGTGTAACCGTTAATCATAATAAAATCACCCGCTTTAAATGTTCCGTTAGAAGTTAAAGCAAGTGTTTGCGTATTAGCCGCGGGCGCACCGTTCAAAGTTGCCGCGGTAGCCGTGCCACGCATTTCAGTAAACCAAGAAAGATTGGTGCTATTAAAAGTAATTGTTTCAGGTAGTTGCCTATCTTTGTTGTCAATGCTTTGGATAATATCCCGAACTTGCGGATAGTAAAGGTAAGCATGGGGCGTAATAGTAAACACCCAAGGCACGGCGGTTAGATATTGCGCTACGGTGATATAACCTGAACGCGCTACTTGTTGTCCAACCATACGGCGGTTGTTAACCGTCATTGATTGTTGTATATCAAAAATGGTTTGGAAACTCATGCCCGACCCCTATTCACCGCCAACGATTTATTGGCGTACTGATTTGCCGCCCAAATCGCGTTAGAACTACCGTATAGGCGTTCTTCAAACGATTTAGTATCAATGGCGTTAATGTAGTTGTTTGTGACCATCGTAGTACCGCCCGCGCCCGCTAAAGCATGGTTAGGAATTACTGTACCCGATGAACGGGGAACAAACAGTTCAGGCCCGCGTTCGCCAACTACATACGGCGTATTGGCATTAGCAGAACCACCATCGGCTAAGAACCCGCCAAGGTCGGCATTGCCGTATGCGTTGCCAGTACCAAAGCCCCCGCCCGCATACATACCAAACAAAGATTTAAACAAACCCGTAGCGGATGCCTTCAATTGCATTGCAATCAAATCTTGAATGATGCTACGCGCCAAACTTTTAAACGATAACTTGCCCGTGCGAACAAAGTTGTCTAACGCGCTTTCCATGTTGCCCATTACAGAACTAAAAGCCTTTGCGCCATTTTCTAATTCTGTTGGCAAATCACGGAAAAACTTTGCACCTTCTTTCATAAAGCCTTCGCCAAATGAACCTTCGCGTTGCGCTTTTACCGCTTGATTTTGTGCGCGTAGATAGCGTTCTGATGCGTTGGCAAGGGCGTTTTCTTGTGCAACCAAATATTCTTTTGCTTCAATTGACAAAAGATTGTTGCGTTCAATTTCTTTAATGTTTTCTAATCTTTTTTGTTCTGACAAATACAAATCTTTTGTTAACTGTATATCTTCAGAACGCAAGTCCCGCGTTGTATTTTCTATGTCCAACAATGCGTTCTTTATTTTTAACCCTTGTTCATCATTTTCAATTCGTTTTAATGAATCTGTAAACGCGTTATTTTCTTTGCCCGCAACATCTAATAAAATTTTATCTAGGCGTTGTAGTTCAGCAAAGTATTTTTCTAACGCCCGCAATCTTGCTTTTTCTGCGGCTTCAGCATCTTTATCACGCGCCGCGGTTACGGGGCGACCACCGCCACTACTACTAGATTTTGATTTTAAATTATCTGTACGGCGTTCATCGACACCACTACGCCCGTAACTTGTACCCATTATTTGGGATTCAAAGAAATCTAAGTTTTGGCGTTGTGATGCGCGGTAGGCATCGTATTTTTTATTCCCTGCTATTGCCGCATCAACGCCTTTAGTAACTAAGGTAACGGCGTTTTCGTAGGTGTGTTGAATTTCATCTGCAATGCCTTTAAAGACAAATGCAACATTAGCACCAAGAACGGAAACCGTTTGAAATACAACTTTAAAAATATTACCAAGTGACACGCCATAGTCACTCATTGTTTTCATGTAATCAATAGTTGATTTTAGGATTGGTCCTAATTCTGTAGCCAATACCAACATAACATCGCGGGAAGTTTTCTCAAAAAATTCCATTACATCTGCCGCGGCTTTGATTGCTTTTTCTTGTTCTTCAATCAATGGATTGGCTTGCGCTATCTTGTCGGCAAAGCCAACCATGTCAACACCCTTGGCGGCTTTGGAAAATATTTCCATTGCCTTGGCGTTTCGCGTAATCGGGTCTTCAACTTTGGCTAAGTTGGCAACCAATTTGTTTAGCAATTCTTCTTGGGAAAGTTTCCCCAAGTCCTGTAAACTAATGCCTAATTCTTTAGCAGTTTTTTGCGCCTTCTCAGAACCCCCTGCGGCTTCATCAATAAACTTTGCAAACGCTGATAGCATCTTGCCCGCGTTGTCGGCTTTGCCGCCTGAATCTTGCAAAGCATTTGATAACTTTAAAACTGTACCAATTGCCACTTCATTGGCTTCGGCAACATCAAACAGTTCATCAGCATATCTAACTGCCGCAATGCCTGCCGCAACCATACCAACTGCGGCAATCTTTCCATACTTTTCGGCGGCTTCGCTAAACTTTTCTAGTTTCTTTCCCGCGGCTTCAATACCTTTATTGAATTCCGCGGTATCTATTCCTAGGGCTACGCCTAAGCGGGCAATCATATTAGCCATCTTTTACCCCAAACAATGTTTTATCAAATCCTTGCGCCTGTTGCATAAATGCTAAAAGGCTATCATTTACTGCCGCCTTTTTACTATCAGCAGATAAAGGCGGGTAGATGTAATCATACGCACTACCCAAAATGTTGGCTAGTTTATATGTAGGTGAATTTGCGGGTCGCATATAGTTAAATACCCCGTTTGTCAGGGTAGCCAATTGCGTAAGAATCCCATAATTCCCAACCATTCCATCGGCATACATTGTTTGGATGTTTGCCAAGGTTACATCGTCTAATTCTTCAATTGTTTCTAGGGTATGCCCGTTGAAAATCATTGCGGCTAGGCATTGGCTTTTCAACGAGCCTATTAGTTTCCCCGCGCTTCCCTGTAGGTTGGGCTAATTACTTCGCCAATCTTTTCTACAATTAGCATTTGCACGGCAATAGGGAATTCTTCTTCAATGTCGGCATAAATCAAATCTTCTAAACTTACGCCTTCCATTTCAGGAACAAGTAACTTAAAAAATTCTGTAATGCGGGCTTCGGTAATGGCTTTGTTCTTGGCGGCTTCGCGCATTGAACGCCCTTCAACCAAAATGTCGGTATCCGTAAATTCAAAATCTTCTGTTTGATTATTTTCAAACTGTCGCAATGGCGCGGTAATTTCTTGGTAGATTTTTTCTATTGTTTCATCATCAGGGTTAGAAACCTTTTTATAGATTGCATCTGATTCAATAACCAAAGGTATGCGAACCTTAAAGGTATGCCCATTTAAAACAAATGAACGGGTTAAAAGGTCTTTTCGTTTTGCTTGGTACTTTTCACCAAATGCCGAACTTAGTTTTGTCATCTATTTTTTATCCTATATTTACTTATACGCCTTGCCAAAATTTCCCCTAGCCGCTTGGCGGTTTGGTCGGCTTGGGATTCCAATGCAGGGCGTAGATAGGGTTGCGCCCCATTTCTAGCCGTGCCAAATTCTTGTGCTATTGCGCGGGCATCCGATAAAACGCCTACTTGTTTTTTTCTTTCTTTCAAATCGCGGTTGTATTGCGCTTTATCTGTTTTATACAACTCCGCATTTTTTTCGTAGAACTCTTTTTTAAGTTTCTTTGGAAATGCCTTAGTTGTTACCAAAGCAATCACCGTATCTTTTTCGGTAATATACTTAGAACGAATGTCTTTTCTAGTTGGGCGGCGGGCTTCAATTTGCATTGTCCTAGCCAAATCGCCTGTATCTTTTGGGGCGTTCATCCGCGCCATTGTTAACACGGGTTTCATTGCTTCCCGTGCGGCGGGTACAAGAATTCTGCTTCGTGCTTTCTTGTCGCCAATATCTGTGGCTAGTTCCTCAAAAGCGGCTAATACATCTTTTAAGCCTTGGATTTTGTAGGTAACGCCCGACATAATTAACCCATTGGCTTAATAATCTTTTGGTACAACGCGTTGTTTAGCGTATGCACATAATCTACGATTTCATCGGGCGTAAACTTATCCGCATGGTTTGCGGCAATGTCATGCGCCAAAGAAATAGCAGTTAATT